GCACACCCAAAGCCGAATGCGCCGGGTATCGCCAGACGGCCTTTTGTCCGGTCGTAAATGTCGCTCTGTGCTTCCATCGTGGCCGCACTTTTCAGCCCCAGATTATCCCGGGACTTCTGTTGTGCCTTTTCGCCTGCTGCTGCGATTTCAGACAGATGGTTAGCCGTTTTCAGAGTGCCGGTCAGCGCAGCATCAATGTCATTTTTGGCCTGCTCTGCTGCGCGGGCATAACCTGCGGCTGCCTGTGCACGCTGACCGGATAAGACGGCGTTTTTCCCTGTGCTTTTCACGTCTTCCGCTGTGGCCTTTCTGTTCTCAGCTGTGACGCTTGCATCCTGTCGGGCTTTCTCCGCAAAACGTTGTGCATCATCACGGGCCGTTGCGGCTGCCGTCACATCCTGCGCCGTCTGCCGTGCGTTTCCGGCTGCGCTCCCGGCACTCTGCTGCGCCTGTTGCGCCAGCTCTTCGAATTTCTTCAGGGATTCCGGACGCAGGTCAATATCAGTTGCGCCCAGAAAATCATTCAGCGAACCGTCCGTTGAATCTTCATAAACGCGGATGACACCGATTTCTGAAAGGCGCTGTGTGCTTTGTGTCAGGCGAACGCTGTACACACCCGGCAGAACGGGGAAGTCATATTCCCCGTTCTGTGTGGTGACATGGCTGAAAACACTTTTCAGAATCCCTGCACGGTTGTGCATGGAGGTTAGTGTAATGGTTGCGCCGCCCAGCGGTTCTCCCGTGGGCGTTTTAATCACACCTTTAAGCTGCGGCATCGGGACGCTCCGGCCAGTTGATGGCGTTATATGTGGCTTTATCTGTGATGGTGCTGAAATCCATCGCCTGCAGTGATTTCGCGTAAATACGGTACGCTTTCAGCTTTTCTTTATCTTCGTCGCTGATTAACCCCAGCAGCAGGTCTTCTTCCCATTCCCCTGTCCGGGCACTGACCTGAGCCAGAAGGGCATCACGCTCATCTTCCGCTTTGAGTCTGTAGTCAAAGACAAATTCATCATTGCGGTAAAACCAGTAACCCGGCGCGGTAATGCGGCGGTTGGCGGTAATATCAGGAACTTCAATAACACTGGCGTTACGGGGTTCAATGCCTGTCACATCCTTACCGACCCACACCACGCGCCCGTCTCCGGTGTAAACCATTTTTATGGTGTCACTGGCAAAGTTCTTCTGTTCTTCATACCAGTTTTTGCCGTCTTCCGAAAAAAGCCAGGTGACATCATACTGTTTTGTCAGCTGATATTGTTCCGCGGTTTTCGGATTACCTGCCGTAATATTTTTTAAATGCAACATTGTTAAATACTCGCTACGTTATACCAGGTGCCATTAATCAGTTTTTGCAGCGGTCGGTAATACACACCGTTGACGTTATCCGCTGAGTTACGGCCGGTATCCGATATCGATATCCCTGACAACCCGTGTCCCGAAGGTGCGCGAAATGTCCATGAAACAGTGTTACTGCCGGGGCCGTAATACATTTCATAACCATACCGCACATCCTGCACGCCACCATTTCGCTGCTGGTAACGGGCATCAAAGTTTCCGTAGTCTGACGGTGTTACCCGTCCTGTAACGTTTACAGCTTTATTACTCTGGATACTGCCACTCTGAAAACGCAACACATGCACGCTATTGGCATAAACATCCAGCAGGCCATCACCATTCTGTTTAAATCCGGTGTCATTATCACCAAGAACAATTGAATTCCCCCCCAGGGCGTTCTGAACGCCGATACCCAGCGCACCATTGACCTGCGAACCACCGCCAACAGACACTTTATGCGACATGGATATTTCACCCGTCCGCAAATTAATGGTGAACGGGCGCAGGGGACCAATATCGCCATTTTCCCCCTGACCTTCACTGGTGGGAATAAGGTGAAGGCACTCTTCCGAACGACGAAAAATCAGGCCAAAAGCTTCGTTGAAAATCCTCAGCGCATTAACACCACGGATTTTCAGCTCCCCTGTCATCGTGCCGCCTGATTGTTTTATGACTTTCAGTGCATCTGCAAAATCTGTTGCACTCTCTTTGCCGAGAATACCGCGCACAAAAGCACTGAGCGGCGTTAATGCCATTGTGTCTTTGCCGGTAAAATAAGGGAATGTATTATTCTGACCGGTTAATCCGGCAATAGCACCGGCTGAACCACTGTTCGTAATAAACAGCTTTTTCAGCGCCGTCATAATCTGGTCGGTTGTGTTTTTATCCGGTTTGATATTTGCCTGCCGGAGTATTTCCAGTAATTCAGACTGAATAATATTAAACCAGTCCGGCCCCGGATACGTGGGCGGAATACCGTTCCCGCCTTCGGTGAAATAAAGCGTTGTTTTGCTTAATTCAGCTGCGACAGGTGGCATTACCGGCACACCCGTCGGGTTATCCACATAAAACATAAATTATTCTCCGGTGTAATAATATTCATATTCCGTGCCCGCCAGCCGGTAATGCTTCAGCAGGCATTCCAGCTCACGGGGGCGTTCGCTGATTAATGGTGTCATGACGCCATCAATACAGGTAAACCGCCCGGCATCTTTACCCGGGACGTTCACTTTCAGCATCCAGCGATACCGCGCCGGATGCAGCGGATACATGCAGTCGCGCAGACAGTGGTGCGGCAGAACGGCTGTCACCTTAATGGTGAAGCCCAGCGCCGCTGCTGCGGCTTCAGTCTGCCAGGTTGCCAGCCCGCCCCTGCGACGGTATTTCTCCACCACGGCACGGCGGCGGGCTTCCCTGGTGGTGGGGGCAATTCCGCATTCCGGCAGCGCCAGATACTGCTCCCACTCCGGCAGCAGCCGGAGCGTGGTTTCCGGGCGCATCTCCACATGCAGACGCGAGGCGTCGTATTCAGTGCGGTTTAAACGTTCTGCAAGCGCCCTTAAAAAGCGGTTTAAATCCGCGTCGTTATCACGCGGCCATGCCTTACCCCGTGGCATGACCTGTTGCAGTGCGGCCAGCCATTCCGTCACGCTGTGAGCCATGTCACCTCCCCGATGGTGATAAGCTCATCCACATCACTGGTGGTGTCCTCCCCGATGTTAAGGAAGTAATCCGTGATGCCGGACGTCATACCGATGGCCGTGCGCAGCGAGGACACCGGCAGCGTCTGACCGGGTGCCAGTGTCTTCTGTAACGCGGTCAGGTTTGCCCGGACGGCGCTCCTGTTCGCCAAGCTGTCCGGTGTCAGACGGATGGATATGCTGACTTTCTTCAGCCTGACCTGTACCGGCCAGACCTCAATGCCGCCCGGTTTACCCACCATCACGCCCGTGGCCGGGTGTTTGTGGCAGAACAGATACTGCTCCATTGTCTTCAGGTCTTCGCGGGTTGGCACGATGTTTTCCCGGTCATCATAAAGCCATGCCAGCCCGACCGTGCCGGGGCCGTGCCATGCATCCCACGCCCACGCGCGGCTGACGCCCGGCACTTCACGCGCCCATATCACGTAGTCATGCAACGCGCCGCCTGTCGGTGGATTGCGGCGCACATACAGCAGACGGTCCAGCAGCGCTGCGATGGATTCAGTGTCTGCGCCACCGGTGATGCCACCTTCAGCCACCGCGCCTGTGCTGGCCGTTCCGGGCAGCGGGGACAGCAGGGTGAGTACGGCACCGGCAGCAAGATTGCCCGCCACACCGGCTTCTTCAGCCTGCACGATGACGGTGACCTCGCCGTCCTGCACCTCGCCGGACGTGAGTACCTGATACACCTGGTTCGTGTCGGACTGCATCCGGGTTTCTGCCGGAAGGGGGGACTGACTGGTGAAGGTCACCCGCCCGCTGGCAAAGGTGGCCTGCTTGCGGATAACCCCTTCATACTTTGCTGTTTTGATAATGGTTTCATCATCAGACGTGGTGGACGGGATTATCTGGTCCTTAATCCAGCTCTGATGGTCGTATAAATCCCGGACCTGACTGCTGAATGACACGTTCAGCGCCTGCTCAACACTGACAGGCGGCAGCTTTTGCAGGCCGAGTTCATACGCAATATCTTTTTCGCCGTCGGCAATCAGTTTGCCCAGCGTGGGGATTTCATACGGCATTAATGGTGGCCTCCCATCGACGGGTGATTTCGATTCTGAGTGTGGTTTTGTCCGGGCGGGTTAACACCACCAGAAAGGCAATACGGTCAGGAATGATGATGCTGGCCGTGACGGTGGCGTTACGGGCGTAACCGGCACGCAGAAGCGGCTGCATGGACAGCCGCGCGTAATCTTCCACGCGCAGGCGGACATCTTCCGTCAGCTTTTCACGCTCAAGCAGCCACAGGCGGGAACCCCACGAAAAATCGCTGTACGTGTCGCCCGGCCAGCCGCGCGGGTCGCCGGAGCCGTCAGGAATGACATCATCGTCATCAGCGCGGGCATCGGTGAAAAGGCAGATAAGAACCTGAGTGACCAGCCCCTCATCCCGTGAGAGGCCGTTATGGGTGACGGTGATGTCACCTCGTGAGAGCATGTTATTCCAGCGGATTTCTGTCGTCATACGGGCGGTGATGTATTCTCATTGTCGCCGTCCTTATGAATGTGTTCGCTGAATGATTTACCCTTGATTCTGACATCTTCAGTGAATTCACAGGGACCGACGAATTTCATTTGTTTACCGATAATATTCAGCAGTTCGTCGGCAGTGAGATTTACCGTTTTCCCTGAAAAGTCTAATTGTTCTCCTGTGATTTCAATGACGCCGTTTTCCTTCAGGGTGATGTGTGATTTGCCGTCCCGGTGATACACCCTGACATCGCCGGGGGACAGTCCTTTCGGGCGACATCGCTTGTCTTCCACCGCGATGGCAACCAGCCCGTCACGCCGTCCGCCAACGGCCAGCACAATGGCTTCAGAACCTTCCGGCGGAACGGACGTAAACCCGTAGTTCTGGAAGCGTTCCACGTCGTCATCGGTGGCATCTGCCAGCGTCTGAATTTGCAGGTTCTGCCGTGCCAGACCGTCAGACACCAGGCGGACAACAGCGCGGTCAACCATCAGTCGCAGGCGGCGAGCAATTGCGTTTAATCCCATGTGGCCACCGCCTTTGTTTTTTCGTCTTCGCTTTCATTTCCGGCATGTCCAGTGATTCAGGCGGAACCAGCGCCAGAACCGTCATCCTCCCCAGTGCGCCATCCGTCCATGTCACCCCGGATATCAGCCAGGTGGTTTTCAGGTTCTGAATGCTGTCGTCGATATCGACAAGGCGGTTGGTCTGCCACAGCGGGCCGCTGTCGCCCTGTTCGCGCCAGCCTGCCACCGTGATTTCCGTCGTGCGGGACTCTCCCAGCATCCGGGCTTTGTACCATTCCCCGCACATGCTGGCCCCGCCCACGGTCAGGCTGTCTTCATTGACCAGAATGCGCGGGCGGTAACGGTTAATTTCCGGGTCTTCGGTGATGTACTGGCGACCGCCCACCATCGGGGCAGGCTGGCTGTCCCACAGTTTGCCACCGGCACTGGTGGTGCCCTTGATGATGTACTGGCTGTTACGCTCCCGCCAGCTGAAGCGCCCACGGGCGGCGAGGATATTTTTTCCCAGCACCAGTGACACGCCCGCGCGAACGGAAGAGGCGCGGGTGATAATCAGGTTACCCGCGCCGTCAGACGTCAGCAGAACGCCGCGCTGTTTTGCCAGCCGGTCGAGCAGTTCAAAGCCCGTTTCACCCTGTTCCAGAACGACAGACGCAAATGCCTCCCCGGTCGGGGTTTCCGTGATGACGGTTATCCCGAACGGGCGGCAGACATCAGCCGCCACCTGTTCAAGCCGCACGCCTTTCCATTTCCCGGACGAATGCACCACAGAGCAGTCCACCAGGTCGCCGGTTTTATCGCGCCCCATGACGCGAATCTCCAAGTTTTCAGCGTCATAGCCGGGAATAAAATCATCGATATACCCCGTCAGCACGGTATCCGCGCCCAGCCTGACCGTGCAGGGTTGCCCCTCACGAATCACGCGCGGTGCCGCCGCTGACCAGCGGGTTGTCACACTGAGTTCAAACTCACCGGCAATCGCCTTCAGGGAACGGCTGACGGACATTTCCGTCCAGCCTTCCCACAGTTTGCCGTCAACGGTAAGAATCACGGATTCCATCAGTCGGTGATCTCCACAGGTTGCGTCGGCAGGATGAATGACGGATGACGCAGGCGGTTACGCTGCACGATTTCATCCCGTCGGCGTGTGTCACCATGCTCGCGCCATGCCAGCAATGCGGCAGAGGTGGTTGTGGTCAGCGTCACCTGCCGGGTTTCCGGCAGACGGGCGGCACGCTCGCGGGCATCCGTAATCACGGCCTGCCGTAAATCGCGCAGCGTTCGCCACAATGTCCGCTGGTTGTTTTCCACCGCCGCCACCGCCTGCTCATGCAGTTCAGCCGCCAGCGTGTCACCGGCAGATAACGCCGCATCACGGGTATCGAACGTCATCGAGGCCACGGCACTGGCCTGTCCCAGCAGGGCTCCCAGCACAACCACCTGGCGGAAGTCGTCAATGTTCTTTTGCAGGCTGTCAGATACCGGCTGATAATCCGGTGACAGCCCGATGGCAAAGCCGGGGTTGCCGTCTGCCACGCTGCCGGGCTTCACGGTGATATCTTCCGGCAGTGCGCCGGTGGCAATCTGCCTGGCACGTTCTCCGGCCCACTGGTTGCGTAATGTCGTGTAAACCGCCAGTGCTTCGGGTGGTTCCGTCACAAGGCCCGCAATATCTTCCACCCGTGCTGACAGCTCACTGACCAGACGCCCCGGTGTGGCAATGAGGGTTCCGGCCATCGCCTTAAAATGCTTCAGCCTGTCCATCCACTGATTCAGTGCTGCCGGTAACGTGGGCAGGTTAGCCACAAGGTTTTCCATATCGGCCAGAAAACTGTCGGCCATGTCACCCAGCCCGTCGAGTGCGCCGAACCAGTCGCCATCGTCAATGGCGGCTTTCACCGCATCAATGCCTGTCAGCACTTCCTGCTGCGTGTTATCCGCCGCAGACGGGAACAGGCGCTCGCCTGCCTCAAACACTTCAAAGGTGACATACGCAATGCCGTCTTCCTCCGTGCAGAGGCGATGGGTGACCTTGCCAACCTGTACGGTCTGTATCCCGAACCACGGGTGGACAAGCTCGCCGGGGCCGGGGGTATTGAGCGCATCTAAAAGGGCGTTTAAATCATCCCGGAAGTTTTTACCTGGCAGCTTTGCGTTAATCTGCTGTTGCCCCGGAACGGCCCCGTTATCATCCGTCCAGGCGGTTTCACGCCGGGGATAAGCACGGGGAATGGCACGACGACCACCGGTGCCCTCCGTATCCACCAGAAAGAAGGGGACGCCACGAAACGAGGCGTCGCGCAGCCCGTCCCATTTACCGTTGCTCGTTGTCATTAACCCTGCTCCCCGCTGGTGACGCCAGCCTGCGCACTGAGTCTGACGCCGGGTTGATCCACTCTGACGCTTTTCACGCGGGCATCACCTTCCACCACCACACGGATTTCCCCCTGCAATTGTTGCGGAAGGAAAGGATAATTCTGTGTGGGTTGCATACCTGCCCACGGTCGCGGGTCGGCAATGTTCTTGTCACCCAGCGAATTAAACCAGTCCGTTACCTTACGCCAGACGGACTCGAGCGCTTTCTGGTTATCCTGGCTTTGTTGAGCGAACTCGCGCTCCCACGGGCTGGCGCTGGCATCACCGGCAACGAATTTTGTAAGGCTGTCAACCTCACCTGGTAGGGCATATTGCGTGGTCAGAAAATCGTAAAACTCCAGAGCACCGGCAATGATGCCAGCGCCTTTACCTGCCTTTCCTCCACAGTTACCCGAACCTCGTGGATTGCGTGGGTTACGGGGATTGCGCGATGAATCCGGCGCATCCGGCAGACCGCCGGTATTACCCTTCAGCCCGCCACTGCCCATATTGACCACATAAACCGGCATCACGCCGGAACCAAAAACATCCGTAATGCTGCCGGGTATCCCTTTGCCTTTCCCTTTGGGATTCATGATGTCGTGGATGGTTTTACCGAACCTGTACGTCTTTCTGATGGCGATAATGCCGCCTAGCGCCGCCATATATTTACCGACCTGCAACCAGTTCTGGACAGTGTTCTGGTCCACGCTGTTAATGGCATCCGCCAGATCCTGAACGGGCTTTGCCAGTTGCCCTTCAGCGAAACGTTGCCATTCGTTATTCAGCGACTGCATCGCGGCATTAAAGCCTTCGGCATTGGTCTGTGCGGCCTTTTGCGTGGAACCCTGTTCAGCCATGCCGTAAATCATTTTCTCCAGCAATTGCCGGTTCTCCGGGCTGAGTAACGCCTTAATCCCCTGCATCCCGGTCTGATCAAACACATCCTGAAGTTTCAGCGGGTCGTATTTAGCCCGTTTGAGGATTTCCATCATCAGTTCATAGGGCTTTTTAATGTCTTTTGTGCCTTTGACAAAAACGTCAACCCCGTTTTTTTCAGGAACTCAATGTTCTTTTTGTCCGACAGGGAGGCATACATGGCCTGAATACTGGTCACTGTCTCATCAATGCTGCCTTTGTTTTTGGCAAACACCTGAGCAAATGCCCCCATCTGCGCAATGGCTTCCGGTCCCTGATCCTGAATGATGGAAAACAGTTTCGGGGCCGCGTGGGCAACATCAGCAACGCTGACAGAACCCACCGCGAACTGTGCATACAACCTGTCCATTGTGTTGCTGACCGCATCAGCGCCCCGGACACCTTTTTCCCAGAACTGCGCCATCATCCCGGCTGCCACCTGTCCGTCAACACCAAACGCCTGCATAAACAGCCCCATGTTGCGCAGGTTGTCCACCACATACTGATAATCACCGGTTTTTCCCAGCAGGGCATCAACCCCTTCACCGAGGGCTGAGGCATCAATACGGATATCCTTCTGACTGGAAACGTCCCGGATCGCGTTCTTCAGCGTGTTGACCGTAAGCGCCCCATCAGCGACGTCTTGTGAAAATTGTCCTGTCTGGCAACAATCGCGCCCATCTATATTGATGGACACGAACGATGAATTCCCAGACAACAAAAGATATTCCCTGCTTCCGTTCTTATTTGCCTGATGCCCTGCGTTTAAGATTTGAAGATAAACTGACCATCCGGGCCATCGCTCAGCGTCTGGGTCTCAGTCATTCCACAATACATACGCTTTTTCAGCGATTTCTTGCATCCGGTATCGCATGGCCATTGCCCGATTCAGTTTCATTCGCTCAACTTGACGCCATCCTTTATGCCAACAGAAAGAAGGAATTAACAGAGCCTCAAATCAGAGAAGGCTCATGGCGAAAAGAACGGCGAACCAGCTATAGCCGTGAATTTAAGGTCCGTCTGGCTAAGCAGGCGTTACAGCCTGGGGCTGTTGTTGCCCGGATCGCCAGAGAACACGATATCAATAATAACCTGCTGTTTAAATGGAAAAGCCAGTACGAGGACGGCTTACTGAGCGATGATGACATACAGGAATGCATGCCTGTCCCGGTGGCTCTGACTGATACGCCGGAGCCGACCAGACCAGTTACAAATCCCTTCTGGCGTAACAAGCATGATGAGCGCCCTGAGGGGGCTCCCGGAAACGTCCCACGGTGCGAGCTGCATCTTAAATCAGGTGTGGTAAAACTGTTTGACCCTCTCACTCCGGAACTGTTACGGGCGCTAATCCGCGAAATGAAAGGGGGTATCCGATGATAACGCTGCCGACCGGTACCAAAATCTGGATCATCGCTGGCATCACAGATATGCGTTGTGGCTTCAATGGCCTGGCTTCGAAGGTGCAGAACACGCTGAAAGATGACCCGTTCTCCGGGCATATCTTCGTCTTCCGGGGCCGCAGTGGCAAAATGGTGAAAATACTGTGGGCCGATCGTGACGGGTTATGCCTGTTCGCCAAACGCCTGGAACGGGGCCGCTTCATCTGGCCGGTGACCCGGGAAGGGAAAGTGCACCTGACGCCAGCTCAGTTATCCATGCTACTGGAGGGGATCGCGTGGCAACATCCCAAACGGACAGAACGGCCTGGCATCCGGATATAACCCGTGATAAAACAAGGGAATGAACAATGAACTCCCCGATGATATTGAGCTGCTTAAAGCCATGTTGCGTAAGCAACAGAGTCGGCTTCGACAGTATGCCTGTCAGATCGCGGGCTATGAGCAGGAAATTGAACGGCTGAAAGCGCAACTCGACAGGTTGCGTCGTATGTTGTTCGGCCAGAGTTCAGAGAAAAAGCGTCATAAGCTTGAAAATCAGATCCGACAGGCAGAAAAACGACTGTCGGAACTGGAAAACCGGCTGAACACAGCCAGAAATCTTCTGGAAGATGCATCGTCAGTCACAGATTCACCTGACACCAGTCCCCCGTCAGAAAACCCGATCGCCAGTAAGCCTGAATCCCCGGGACGAAAATCTTCACGAAAACCGCTGCCGGCAGAACTTCCCCGGGAGACACATCGCCTTCTGCCTGCTGAAACCAGTTGCCCGGCCTGTGGAGGTGTTCTGAAAGAAATGGGGGAAACAATCTCAGAGCAACTGGATATCATTAATACCGCCTTTAAAGTTATCGAAACCATACGTCCCAAACTGGCCTGTAGCCGGTGTGATGTCATCGTTCAGGCACCACTTCCCCCTAAACCGATCGAACGCGGTTATGCCAGTGCAGGGTTACTTGCACGGATCCTGGTCAGCAAATATATGGAACATATCCCTTTATATCGCCAGTCAGAAATATACGCGCGACAGGGCGTGGAGCTGAGCCGTAATACCATGGTGCGCTGGGTATCAGAAATGGCAGACAAACTCCGTCCTCTGTATATAGCGCTGAATGACTATGTTCTGGAGGCAGGAAAGGTGCACGCAGATGACACTCCGGTGAAAGTACTGGCCCCGGGGAACGGAAAGACGAAAACGGGTCGTCTGTGGGTATACGTCAGGGATGATCGTAATGCGGGTTCATCCCTGCCGGCAGCCGTCTGGTTCGCGTATTCGGCAGATCGCAAAGGAGAACATCCGCAGCTCCACCTGGCAAAGTATCAGGGCGTACTGCAGGCTGATGCCTATGCAGGTTATAACGTACTGTACGAAACGGGCCGGGTGAAGGAAGCCGGGTGCCTGGCCCACGCCCGCCGAAAAATCCATGACGAGGATGTGCGCCGTCCGACAGAAATGACTCAGGAAGCGCTCAGACGGATAGCAGAGTTATACGACATAGAAGCGGAGATACGTGGCAGTCCGGCAGAGGAACGGCTTGCAGTCAGAAAAGCCAGAAGCGTCCAGTTGATGCAGTCGTTGTACGACTGGATACAGTTGCAGAGGAAAACGCTGTCGAAACATGCGGAGATGGCGAAGGCGTTCGACTATATCCTGAATCACTGGAATGCGCTGAACGAGTTCTGTCGTGACGGCTGGGTGGAAATAGACAACAACATCGGTGAAAACGCGTTACGATCGGTGGCGGTTCGAAGAAAAAATTATCTCTTTTTCGGCTCAGACAAGGGAGGAGAAAGTGCGGCGATCATCTACAGTCTGCTGGTCACCTGCAAACAGAACGAAGTGGAGCCGGAGGACTGGTTGCGCGAAGTGATCGAGAAGCTCAATGACTGGCCGTCGAACCAAGTGCATGAACTGCTGCCCTGGAACTTCTCGTCTGTAAAATAATCCTTACGCTACGTACTTCTCGGGGCGCTTACTGTTGACCTGCTCTGCGTTTAATTTGGCATTGGCTCCCATACGCCGCATCTGAGCATCAAAATCAGCCACGCCTTTTACCGTCATGCTGCCACCAAGCTCGGCAATCATCGCCGTGTAGCGGTTGCCAAGCGCATCCAGACTGCGCCCAGCGGCGTCGGTTGTGGCTTTGACCAGGCGCATGGCTTTCTGGTTATTCCGGGCGAACTGCGACATATTCGCGCCATACTGCCGGGCTTTGGCGGTCAGGTTCCCGGCAAGGTTGATCATGATTTCCGTGCTGAGACGGCTACCTGAGGTGTACTGGCAATAGCGGACACTACCATTTGTTCTTTTTTTAAGCAGCCATCTGATGATATTTTTCCCTGAAGGCTGCCGGGGAGATATTCCCCAGACGAGAGTGACGACGCTGACGATTGTAGAAAATCTCAATGTATTCCCGTATTACTGAGATGGCTTCATCCCGGTTATTAAAACGATAGTGGCTCAGGCTCTCATTTTTCAGAGTTCCCCAGAAGCTTTCCATCGGAGCGTTGTCGTAACAGTTACCTTTACGCGACATTGATGTTTTCAGTACCAAACTGACTCCTGTATGA